CTCTTCTACCCACTTTGTTGGTGAAACTTCATAAATCCAATCCGGCTTCTCTGCGTTGTCCCAGTCACCTTTATCAATCAAGCGATTGAAGTAATAAGCTTTCTCAGCAGGGGCTGTGTTAAAACAACCTACATGAAAGTGACCTGTGTTGTAGTGGCCTGTGTTGCTGGAACCTGTGTTGCAGTCACCTGTGTTGCAGTCACCTGTGTTGTAGGAACCTGTGTTGCGGTAACCTGCGTTGCGGTAACCTGCGTTTGTTTCGTTAGCCATTCTGTTTCTCCTCAAATTTGCCATCAACAACGGCCATCATTTTCATTGGCACACTCAAGTCACCAACGCGTTTAAAGTATGCGCGGCCACCATCAATAGCACAACCAGAACCTTCAACATTGCGATAGTCGTGACGGTGTTGGCTATATTCCCAACCGGTCGGTCCTTCAATCATACCAAATTCAGCATCTTCAATCTTGTCTGCATTGGTGATCATTATAGCACCATCGGCAAGAAAGTGTGTGTTACGATACAGAAACAAACCAAAGTAACGATTGCCAAAATCAGGGTGAGGAGTCTCACGATAGAAAATATCCATTGCTTGAGCTTGTCCGCCAATAGCTGAAGTGCAAACATACGTTACAGGAACCCCATCCTTTTCAGAATAAATTTCGCATACTCGCTTTGTGTCAAGGTTTGGACGGTGATTGATGTTCATCTTTGTTCTCCTTATCTAAGAACAATTTTAACGTGTTTCCATCGTCTTGTAAACTGATTTTTACATTATTACAATTATATTTTACGTATGACCGACCATTCTCGTCGATCACTTCTACACGGTTTACCTTAGAAAGATTCACAGCCACCATCCTAATTTAGCACCGTTGTGTATAATAATCATAAAGCAGGTAATAATATGCACCACCCACCAGAATGATCTAATCACAGCGACAATATTCGCTTGCGTATCGGTCTCGCCTACTTTTTCACCAAGGCTTTTAGCCCAGATTCTCCACCATCTCTTAAACATTTTTCATATACCTAATAGCTTCCAAAATGCTGTGTGCGATGCGAGCGGGTGATCTTTTATTAGTCCGGTGACTACATCCATTACCTTGTCCTTGTGCACATAGTACCAATCGGATCTTCGTTGATACATCTTAACATAACCCCACGGAAGGAGTATGTCGTCTAGTGCAGTTTTATCTTTTTTGGTGTGCCACTCAGCAACGATTGTAGGTTTCCAATCATTAATAGTTTTAATAGCACCCTTTAGAACGCATGGCTCCCAACCTTCAACATCAATCTTAATGAGATCCACATACTTAAATTCATACGAATCCAGAGTTTTAACATTTACTTTTTCAGTCACATATAAATCGTTTTTATGTAAATGATGTTTAAGACCTATCTCTTCGTCTGTGTACATTCTTGATGTACCACCTCTATTCATTTTCTTTTTAAAAAAAAGCTCAGAGGTATTATCGGAAAGACCTACATTATGAGTGGTAACATTATCTAATCCGGCTTGTTCTACGTTCTTATTAAGACACTCGAAGAAGTCCACACAAGGCTCGAATGAATGCACCTTACCGAAGTACTTTGTAAACCCTAAAGCTGACTGTCCTATATTTGCACCAATGTCTAAACATACTCGTCTGCGTGATTCATCTGGAACAAAATACTTCGTAGTAAACTCGGCCATATGATTCTGCCATTCATCTGGTCCCCAGTGAGTAATACCATTATCAAATTCGGTGTCAATCACCCACCAGTTATTCAGTTGCTTCATTATACATTCCTATAGGCATATTCAAGTGCTCTGTCTGCTTCTACGTTAAGTGGACGATTATCGTACCAGTTGCCATTCTCAGCATCAAACTGTTTACACAGCTCTGCGATTTGTGTTGATGATATAGGATATTCTTTTTCAAGTGCTCGTGCCGCCACTGCGACCATCATAGAATACATCTTAGAATACCAGCCAGTCTCAGAAATTGCGGTGTACTCAGCCGCGAGCTTTTTAGGCCAGAATGGGCAGTCATGATATCCAGTCCAATAGATGTTGGTGTTCTGCATCATAGACTTACGATGATTGACTACTTGCTCTGCTAGCTCAGGAGGTAATCGATCGAGAAACGTATTACCACTCTTAGCCCTATCTACATAGGGATACTTTGCGAGTAAAGCGTCAACATCAATAGGCTTACCAGCACCGCTGAATATAAAATTATCAGCTTCAGCATACGTTGCAGGGATGTAATACATTCGGCTGAGGTCTTTACACTGTTTGTCTCCTTGATCGTCAAGCCGTGACTGCAGTGCGTACCAGAAGTGTTTGATTTCTGCCACTGGTATATGGCGATCAAGTTCGAATACGAGTCTGAACTTCGCTTTACCAGGCCGCGAGCTTGCAGTGCTATAACAAACAAGGCGCCAATCAGGAACCATATTACGGACAAAATCATTTAACTCTCCATCAATCTCAATGTCATCAACATCAACAGCACACCAACCTGCCCAAGCAGTAACATTTTTGTTTGCTCGAGTAGTACCGGGTTCGTATATAGCCGGTGAAATAAGTTCTGCATATTTCTTACCTTTCTTCGGTGCCTTGGATAAACCATAAAGGAGTTTCTCTAGCTCGTCAAAGCTAGAGAAATCCATACGTTTGTCTGTCTTATTGTCGTATTGACTCTTAAAGAGCGAGAGGGAAAGTCCCATGATTTTCCTCGTGTGTTGGTGGTGTCCATCCGCTTGGCTTCAGAAGATCCGGAAGTCCAAAAGGGTTAGGACGACCAGGCTTTACTCCAGGCTCCTTTGCCATATTAGCTTCATATACACGATCCCATGCGGTATTAGCATCTACCCCGAAAACATCGAGTGTACCAATAGCAAAGACACAAAGATCAATGAGGCCATCTACAATCTCTTCAGAATCTTTATCAAAGAGTGCAGCGTCAATGGTCTCATTCATTTCTTCCATACACATCTTAAGACGGAAGCTAAGATACTTCTGCATAAGTCCTTTATCGTCTTTGTTCTTTTCAAACCATTCGTGTACACCAAACTTATGGTGCATCATATTAATATCGTGTGCCCAATCAGACATAGTATTCTCCATTGTTAATATTCATATTATAACTCATTTGTCATCGCTTGTAAACCTTACAGCGGCTTTTTATATTCTACTACCCTTACATAGTTGTCTGTAGTATCGCCAGCTTTTCGCCAGATCTGTGCAGCATCTTCTGCTTCCCAGTATTCTTCAAATATTACTGGATAAACCATACCAAATCCGACATAGGTTCTATTGGCATTTACCGTCATTTGATCCTCAGTCACGTAGATCCAGTCATCATTCTCAGGTGACATTGCTATCTGTATTGCATACTTTTTACTCATCCAAATATATCCTCCATAGTTATCTGTTCTTCAGCACTCCACCCAATAGCATCTAGTATTGGCTCAAGTGGATCTAGAAATGTTTTTTGAAACTGAAGATCATAGTTGATATACTTATGCAACCTCAATTCTTCAGGCAAATACTCAGGAAATGCAATCACATTCTCTTTGATAGGATTAGGCGTCTTAAGATAGCAGAATTTTACTTTCTCACCGGCCTTAATAGTCTCATATGTTGAAGACAAACTATTCATCTTTAGATGGTGATTATATAGCAAGCTTCCACGTACGTGAATGGGTGTGCCTTTTGCATAGATGGTTTTACGTCGGTCCCATTTCTTAAGATCGCTTACTCCACGGGGGAAGGCGACTTTCTCAGGTGGAAGCTGTTTAAAGTCTTTCTTAAAGTTTGCTATAAAGTCTTGAGTGCCATGACGATCCCCTGTAAGCATCATCTTGAATGCTGCCTTAAACTTGTCACGAACAACCTCAGGTGTAGAAGACTTAATAGCTTCAATACCCATGATCTTCATCTTAGGCTCTGCGTATTGTACACCTTCAGAGTTATGTACGTTGAGAATGTAACGTTTCTTTGCAGTCCAGATACCACGATCAGCAATAACTTCACGGGCCATAACCATACGTTTGTCAAATGCATTCATGTGATCATACAGTGTGTCGTATGATTTTTCTAGCAAAGGAATAAAGTGCTCTTCACATATTTTATCAAGCGCTTCGACTGGATCTTGTGGTTTAAGCTTCTTAACAAATGAACCGAAGTTGACATATACCGAGTCAGTATCAATGGCAATAACATAATCACGGCCATTTGTTTGGAGAATACGATTCATCTCAGCATTGATAGCACGTTCTGCCCATTGAATAGTAAGCTGACCTGATAATGTAATGCCTTCTGCCATACGCATATCAAAATAACGAAAATACTTATTACCCAAAGCTCCATACAAAGAGTTAAGAAGAATTTTAATAGCCATCTGACGGTTTTCAAGCTGATTGATTTGCCGTTCAAGTTCTACTGTTTTATTCTTTTGATACTCTTGTTCACGCGCAAGCATTTCTTTCTTAATAGCTTTACGTTCACTATAGTAATCAACAATAAGCTTAGGCAAGAAACCTTGCTTGTCTTTACGATACGATGAACCATTAATAGCAACAGCAACATTCATATCTCTGGCGCGGGAATCAACAGGCGTATCCATATAATGCTCAACGCCTTCTAGGAAACGACCATCAAGAGATGTAACTAGAGTCTCTGGCGACATGTTATATTGAACAATTAAGTTAGGGTAAAGCGAGTTAAGGTCAAATGATACAACCCAGTCGTGTGCACCTACATGAGGTTCTTTCACATACCCACC